TGACCCTGTCAATGAAGAATCTATTGTTGATATGGTTAATAAAACAGATAGTTCTGTGAGTGAGGATTTAGCACAAGGAAGAAAGATACTTGAAAAGTTAGACCCTGCAACTGAAATAACCTCTGCTACTGTAAATCTAGAAATGAAACAGAGAGTTAGTAAAATAGTTCTTGAGACATTTCAGGACTTGACAAAATCTTCAGACAAAGCAGCCCAAGACTTTGTAGAAGAAGTTACTGTTGGTAATGACAAAGCTATGGTAGTTACTAAAAAATTGTTAGAAAGATTAAACGATTTAAAAGGTGTAGACGCAGACGATTTTGACATGGCTGTATCCAGGGCAGGTTTAACTAGAGACCAGTTTGCTAAAATAGTTATGACTACTAGTAGTGATGCAGGTAAACTCCTACAAACAGACTCTGCTCTTGGTAAGTTTCTAAAAGAATATAAAGAGTTTGACCCCAAGTTTAAGAGTGAGTTTGAAAAGAAGTTTGGTAAAGAAGATGCTACCACATCTATGTTCACTAAAGCTCACGACTTCATGCAGAGACTTGATAGAGAACGTAGAGCATTAATGGTTACACAACTATCTACTACAGTTCGTAACGTAGCTACAGGTGGTATGAGAGTTACCTTTGATATAGGTTCAAACCTAACAGAATCTCTAATGTACAATCTAGGAAGAGGTGTTAACAGTGCTTTAAAAGGTGAATTTAGTACAGACGGTATTCAAAAGGGTGTAGCTGATATAGTAAGAGATACCTTTGGTACGTTAAGTGGTTTAAATGTAATGGGTTCAGGTGCTTTCAGAGCTAGTGAAATAACACAGCAACTATTAAAGTATAACCCTAGACTTGCAGCTCAAATGGATAGGTCCTTACAAGAAGTAGGTGCAGACCAGAGCTTATCATCTATAACTAGAGCTTTAAACAAAGCTAACATGGCTCAAGATATACTGTTTAGAAAGGCTGTGTTTACTGCAAGGATAGATAAACAACTGAGAAGAATGGGTACTAATGCTTTAGAGGTATCTGTTAGTGGTAAGACATTACCTAAAGAAATGTTACAAAGTGCAATAGAGGAATCACTTTACTTTACATTTGCACGTATGCCTAAAGAAGGTGGTGATAAATTTGCAGACACTGTAGCTAGTAAGTTTGTAAAGTTAAATGAAGCATTAGGTCCTTTACCTGGATTAGTTGGTGTGCCTTTGGGTACAGGTCAATTCCCTTATTCAAGATTTATGGCTAACGCAATGCAAATGCAATTAGATTATTCTCCTGTTGGTGGTGCAGTAGGTTTAATGAATCTAACTAAAGGTGCATGGAACGTATTAAAGAAAGACCAATCCTATAAAGACCTAGGTTACAAACAGCTAGGTAAAGCAAGAGAAGAATTAGGCAAGGGTATGGTAGGTATGTCTGCTATATTAGCAGCTTATAAGTATAGAAAAGAAAACCAAGACAGTAATTGGTATGAGATGAAAAGTGATGATGAAAGAACTGTTGACATTCGACCATTCTTTCCACTAGCTCCTTACTTAATCATGGGTGATTTGTGGGTTAAATGGGAGAACGACACATTAAAAAGAGGTGTGGGTCAAGACTTCATAGAAGGTATGACAGGTGCTATCTTTAGGAATGGTGCAAGTGCCTACGTAATAGACAATATGTTCTTAGGTTTTGGAAGTGCTGATGAGTTCAATACTCTTGAAGGTGAGAAGATAGCAGAGAAAGTATCAGGATATATAGGTGAATTAGTAGGTGGTGCTTTAACTCCTGCTAGAGTGTTGAAAGATATAGAAGCAGCCTTTAGTAAGGAAGCTAGTATCATTCGTGACTCTAGACAGATAGAAGGTATAGGAGCTAAAGAAAGGTCACTAAAGACATTTCAAAATTCATTACAAAGAAACCTACCATTCGTACATAAAAACTTACCTGAGAAACAATTTGCTACTAGGTCAGGTCCTGTGTATGAACAGAGTACTTTAGGAAAGCAACTTACAGGTAGAAGATTTACACCTAAAAAGAATACAGTTGAACAAGAGTTAGTTAGATTTGGAATGGAAGAGTTTGAGTTACTTACTCCAACAGGAGATAAGATGGCAGACTCATACATCAAGAAGTTTTTAGGTAAACTTACAGAAGAAAATCTTACTAAGGAAATAAACAGTGACTATTACCAAAACCTTAGTCCTAAGAAAAGAGAGGCTTCTTTTAGTAATAAGTTAAAGTATTATACTAAGGTAGCTAAAGAGTTGGCTGAAGGTTTGGCTGTTAAAGAAGCTAATCAATTAGGTAAGTCTATAACACCATTTGATAGAGCTAAATATGTAAAGCTGTCCACTAGGCAGAGACAATTAGCAGATGAATACTACCTAGAAAAATATGGTAGGACAGTACTAGATATGCAAAGAGAAGAACCTGACTTTAATCACTACCTAAATGCAGTGTTAATCGGCAGAGAACTCTCTAAAGCATATCAATAATATTGTTATCTATTATCTCCTGACCCATGTAATGTTCCACGTACTTTTCTTCCATGTAACTTCTTCAAGTTATCTTTCATAATATCATTCAATGGAACACCTACCTCTTTCGCAAGCATAGCACAGTACCAAAGTACGTCACCTATCTCTGATGCTATGGCTATCTTCTTCAACTCAAAGCCTTCCATATCTTCGCCATCACGTATAAGTTTCTTTACCTTACCTGCTACTTCCCCTGCTTCACTAGTTAACCCTAGAGCTAAATACTCTAGGGCTTTATATTTAGGAAAGATGGCTGTCTGTCCTGCTTTCATTTCATAAAACTCAGCAGTCATTACTTCTTCTATTACTATCTTATCCTGCATGTATTTCTTCGCTTCTTCTTCTAGCTTCGACATCCTTCACCCTTTTAAGTTGTTGTGCATATGCAGAGTTATATCCACGTAACCACTCCCTTGCTTGCATAGTGTTTGGGTTATATGGATTCTCTGTCATAATTATTTTAGCATCTCCATTTGTTTTGACATATTGCTTACCCTTGAAAGCATTGAACCCCCTATCGAATTGTATTCTTAAGGGAGCATCATACTTACTTAGATTTGGGTTTCTCTTTTTCCTTGTTTTCGATTGCATTCTCATTACTCCTTTCAAAGTATTTAGTTAGTACGTTAAGTCTTCCATCAAGATGTTCTAAGGCAGACAACTCTTTCTCAATCGTGTCTATGACAGTTGCTCTGTCTCTTGCACCAACAGGATTATTTAACATAACCTCTGCGTTAGCTATATGAGCATTCATCTGCCCTATCATCTTAGTTTTTATTGCGTTTAATATCATGTCTCTCATGCTGCTATTTCTCCTTCCTTAAATGCTTTTATAACATCAGATGAAAACAACTTCTGTATATTTAGAAGATACATTCTTGATGCATTGTTATCTCCACCTGATACAGACCTTTTGTAATCTAAGTTATTTATTATTCTTTTCAAACTCTTTGTATCAAATACTAATGTACAAAAAGTATCATCTCCTACACACAAATTATGAAACCAATAGTCAGATTCAGTTGCATCTATTCCACTTGGTTTACCATAAGATTGGTACTCAATAGCAATGTTACCTGTACGTTGCCACATATCTCTTTCACTTTTTACTTCTATCTTTTTATTCTGTAGCATATCAGCTACAAGCTGTTCTCTTACTTGCCCATATTCTAAATCAATATCAAACTTCTTTCTGTTCTTTTTACTTGGTGCTAGGTTTTCCATGTGTAACTCCTTTTCTCTTTGGTTTAAGATGTAATAGTTCTCGTATGTGTAGCTTCCTACCTTTAAAGAACACGATTAAGTTTATAGTTGTGTTGATGGAAATGGCGATAAGTAACCACCATTGCCACCATAATAACTCTGCAGAGTCTAACATTAACTAGCCTGAATGTCAACCATCTCACACGCATCTGCTGTGCAAGCTAGTTCTCTACCACCACTAGTTGTGTCTTCCTTCTCAAAGTCTGCTAATTTTGACCAATCAATAGAGTCAGGCATCTCATGTGACAATGCATAATACTTTGCTTCGTCTATATCTTGGTAAGGTGCTTGAGCATATGTATGGTCACTGAATGGTAAGAAGGATATACCTGATACTTCATCGAAGTTCTTATATACCCATGCTCCTACATCCATCCATTCATCTTCTTTGACAGACACAGTAACAGAAGGTTTGTGTTCACACCAATGCCTTTGAAACATGAGCCAATATTCTAGCTGTTCAATAGCAGACATCTGTGTTCTAGTGACAGCACCTTGAGGTGACTTCATAGGAAAGCTGAACACAGTAGTGCTATCAGGTTTCATAACACAAGGCTCACTTGGTATACCACTCTGTTTCATAAACTGTGTTAGTGGGTCTTTGTTATCACCACGTACAGTTCTGATGTAGTAGTCATTGTGTCTAGCATGAATCCCTGATGCACTGTCAACTAATTGACTAACTGTACCACTTGGCTTTACACAAGTAATAGCAGTTGACTGTGGTATACCTAAGTCTTTAGCCATCTTTTTATTAGTTTCTACTGCTACTTCTCTTAGCATAGTAAGTATTTCTTCTGTCCATATATTTGTATCCAAGATACCTGTTAGGGAAACTCCTAATAGTCTCTCTTCCTCTGTATTATCTTTCCATATCTTACGTAAATATTTAAAGTTAGTAAGAGTAGATTGAAATGTACCTAGTATAGTAGCCATACGTACCTTCTCTGTTAAGGATGCTAAGTCATCTGTGGCTCTACATACAACTTCAGTAAGATTACAGAACTGATAAGGTCTAAGTATAATCTCACTACAAGGATTGCATCCAAACTCGTGGTCAATATCACGTCTACCATTCTCAGATGCCTTCTCTTTGGCTGCTCTACGATTGAAGATGCCACGTTCACCTGACTTAGATTCATATAAAGATGTCCACTCTCGCATGAATGTACCCATCTCAGGCTTACCTTTAAATGCTACAGAGTTATTAGCTAATGCTCTTTGCCCTTCATTCTCCCACCATTGACCTGACTTGGCATGTCTCATTTGGTCATCGCCTAAGTTAGATAAAGAGATAAGAGCAGAACGTCTTACACCACCTACAACTACAACCTCACCAATCTTGCACATTAAATCGTGGCACTCGATAGGAAATAGTCTTCTACCTTTAGCACCTTCAAACTTCTGAATACAGAATCTAAACAACTCTTCTAGTGGTGCAGGTCCTGATGCTCTACCCCCAAATGTTTTTAGTCTAGCACCTGCAGGTCTTACCTCGGATATATCCCATGTAGGTATCTGTCCTGCATACAATAAAGATATTAACTCTCTTAATGCTCGTGCCCAACCGGGTCTACTATCACCTACTTTAATTATTGTAGATGACTTCTCAAAGTGTTCATTCACTACAGGTAGTTTATCTACACACTCTCTTTCAACAGAGAATCCTACACCTGTACCACACATAAGTATGTACATGCACTCATCAAAACTACGAGGGCTATCTACGGGTATGTAGCTACAGTTATAACCACCCACGTGACACCTGTCTAAGGCAGGTCCTGCAGTCATTAAGGCTCTCATGCTAGGCATTGTACCTAAACTCATTATCTGCTCTGTAAGCTTATCTTTTAAGGCTTTAGTTATAGTATAAGAGTAGTTCTTCTTTAGGTGATTAGACATATAGTCGAAGTATCTGTCAACAGTCTCTCCCCAATTCTCTCTTCTTTGTTCATCATCCTTCCACCGTGCATAGCGAGAGAGTGCTATAAAGTTTTGGTAGTCGGTAGGTAAATAGTTTTGTATCATTTATGTCTCCTCACTAACTAATTTCATATTGTTTATTCTAACCCCTTCTATTTCGTGGAAGGCTTCTCGTATATATTCTTCTATCTCATCACTAACCATGCCATCCGCAGGTACGGCATACTCTTCGGGGTCAATAGATAGTGTCATCATTATCTTAACTTTTATCATCGTAGACCTCAATGAGTTTATTCAGATACCATTGTGCTTTCTTTAAATCCTCTACACCATTCTTGTATCTGAATCTCCATAGATATTTAACTATATTACCTTGTAAGTAATAGTCAAAGCCATCTACTAACATAGCTTCCAAGGCATCGATGGTTTCAATACCTGCTTTATTATAGTGTTTAGGACTATTAACCATATCTTCTTCCATTGCTTTCTCCCTTTCTGCTCTGTAAGCCATGTACTCTAAATGTCTCATATCTTTTGTACTCTTTTTAGAAGTCATTGTCAATGTTTAGTTGGACCTTTTCCAAAAGAAATATGTATTACATTATCATCTTTATTTTGAATCCTATTGTCTATGTCTGCAGAAGGTACATCAAACACGTCTTCTATA